GTAGCATTCTTATGCATGTTTTGTCTTTCCTTCCATGCTTTGTTTTTCCCCCTTTCGTAAATTCGATATTATTCTTGCTCAAATCTTCTATTACTTCATCTGATAATCCGCGACCCACTCTCCACCAGTATTTTATTGACTGAATGAATCGCAACTTAAAATTTTCAGAACTCTGATTTGGTAAAGTGTCTAATAAAAATTTAACAAAACTTTTCCAACTATGACCTTCTGGTAATTTGAAACTATTGTAGGATATTTGCTTACCATAAGTAGCTAGAAAATTAGCCCCCGCAACCCTTGCGCACAATGTTCTCCAAATGTGCGGATCGATTATTCTGTATAAATTAAGGCTAGATTTTGATTCACTCATAAATGGTGATGCAACTCTCATTTGCCCAACCGTCATTCCTGACTTCCAAAACAAATCGTATAAGGTGTTATACTCCCACTCGAATTTCGCATTACCAATCCATATATCGTCTGTTTTCCAATCATATATTGGATAGCAATTATAACAGTTACCTAAGTTTTTCCGAGTCCACATTTTACTATCCACCATCTGTTTTTTCTTATTCATTATGGCTCTAAACCTATTTAGGCTTTCATCTGTTCGTATTCCAATTAAATTAGCACATTTAAGACCTTTCCCGTACCACACTGAAAACTTATCGTAAAAATCCTTATCATGCATATTCTCTTCATAAAAATCAAAAGGGCAATTATCAATATTAACTATATAATCCTCTTGAGGCATAGGTGTTATCCATCTATCTTTATCCTTCTGCCCCCATGTTATATAAGTAGTTTCGTAACTGCTTACAGTACATGGCAACGTAATAGGCAGGCAGCACCAGTAAACATCTAACAAGTCTAAATTGCTTTGTATTATTTTATGCATAAATTCTAAAGACAAAGTATAATTAGCTTCATTATCCATTACCATTAATCCTATTTTATCGGTAATGTTACGGTTTCGCATATAATCTAGTACAAGATTCAGCATAACACCGCTATCTTTACCCCCCGAAAATGAGATGTACACCCTGTCGAAATTTTTGAATATGAAATCTATTCTATCCATAGACGCATCGTATACGTTTATTTCCTTATTGTATTTTTTCATAATTGTTTTAGTTTTGCTTATCCTATTAAAATTGAATAAGGTCTATTGCGTCCTCGCCTGTACATTTACCGTTTCTTGTTATCTCGCAATTAGTGTCTTGGCCACATTCAATAATATCGTCAATTAATTCGTTTATGGTTTTAAAACTCTTTGTGTAATGGTTACTATCTAATGAATACATAATCTTATATTTTAATTGTTAAACTTGTTTCAATATTACAACTTTAAACAACACGCCCAACAAAAAAGCTATTTATTATTTAATTAATTTCATCGCTTCGTTATAAGCCGCTGGCGAACTGTTTTCTTGCATTCTTTTTCTTGATTCAACCAATCTTAAATATTGGATAGATGAAAAATAACGACGCTTATCTCTGAAAACTTGCAAATTTCTTGATTTTCGACACCTATCACAACAATACTTTTTTCGTATTCCAGATACCTCGTTGTTGCATCCGTCTTGTTGGCAGTGTGTGAAAATTTCTTGCACTACTTCAGGTTAGTTATTTAATAGTTCTTTCCAGTTATACAAGCCCTTTTTTACATCTTCAATGACGCTGTTTAAATTCGGAACCTCGAAAGACTCTTGCTTGTTAACAATAATTTCTATTTCGTCAATGTTCATTCCGGCAACCTGCATCAATTCGCTAATTTGTTCGTGCGTGAATGATGTGTTTTGAGTTAAGTATAATAATCTACCGTCAAAGCTTTTCGGCTTGCTGGAGAACTTAAAAATCTGTTTTAGATTCATTGTTTAATTTTTGTTTTACTTCTGTTATTTTGGTTTGTAATATTTCGTCGATCCTGCCTTGATCGAATATGCTGTACTTATCTTGATCGTTTAAATAAGCAGAGCAAACAAGGTCGATTGCGTCGGCGTCGTTGCTTTCGGCAATCTCCCTTATTTCTTCAATGGTGAATTGTGGCATTTAATGAAGCTCCTCAACAGCATTTAAAACGGCTGTAGTGAGCGCTAAAATATCCTTTTGTGGGATCTCGAATTCAAAGCGGTTGAAATTTTTAAACTTACAATTTTCATTGTCTGGTAAATATGGCAATGCAGATTTATCATTCTCGGCAATAAATCGATATTTCCAAATGTCGCCACCTTCGTAAGCGTCAACCATGGCACGAATATCTTTCAACTCGCTTTCGTAAGGCATAAATGTAATTGCTTCACCCGTCGGAACCTCGTGTATAATGGAATTTGAAACGATTTGGTAGTATTCCTTTGGGAATAGTTTTTTAATTAACTCCGTATCCATGGTCAAAAGCGCGTTAGTGTACTGAGCGAATTTTTTAGGCTGGAAACACTTTAATTCTGCTATTTTAACCTTAGGAACTATCAAATCTGTTGATCCCGACCATCCTGCGATAGTTGGATGTACATCTGTTGTTTGCGATACGTTCCTGTATTCCATACCAACAAACTGATCAAGACTAAACACATAATCTTCCAAGAAATTACCCCAAGCCATCGCTTGACTATGGGCATCTACAGAAATGCACCTGTTCATATCTCGCTCAATTTGCTTTTCTTCTATGTAGGTTTTTCTGGCTCCTGGCGTTCCCATCAAGCGAAATATTTCGCTTGATGTAAAACTGCCAATTCTTTCTACATTTTCCGTAATACTCATTATGATTTGATTTTTTTGTAAGTATGGCTAATTAATTTCTCGGTCTGGTCGGCTAAAGTTTTGCTCAATTCCTTGCTTTCTTCGCTTTCAAATACAGCGTTGGCAAGTTCTTTTTTCGCATCAGTAAGTCTTGAAACAAATAAATCAAAAACGCCTTTATCACCTGCCTTTTTAAGCTTTTCCGCTTCGGCTTCTTTGTTGGCCTCTTCTTGTTCTTTCTCCTTTTCTTGGGCTTTAATCCTGTTCTGAATAGCTGTAAATTCCTTGTCCTTTTTGTCTTGAATTGCTTTTTGTTCGGCGTCGATTTTGTCTTGAGTTTCTTTAGCAGAAATGCACTCATCGAGCATGTTTCTCCAATCCTTAAAAGACAATTCACCAACACTAACAGCGGCATATTTTGTGGGCATGGTAGCGCGATAATCCTTTAATTCTTCGTTGCGTTCGATATTGAGTTTTTTAAGCTTTTCCGCTTCGTCTTGCAATGTTATGTTTTTCAGCCTTAATTTTTCGGCCTCTTTTTCTTTCGCTTCTTTTGCCTCTTTTAGGTTATTTAGAAATGTTGCGTATTCATTTTCGCCCATTACTTTCAAGTCGGTTATCTGAAATTTTTCAGTAGTGAATTCTTTTAATTCCGTAACCTCCAAAATTCGATCTGTGTACGCTTTTTCAATACGCTGCTTTTCCTTTTTTTGCTTATCATCCAAAGCTTTAATTTCAACCAATTTGGCAATGAATTCGGAATAGTCTAAATCGCTCATACTCCTGAGCGTGTCCGCTTGGAATTCCTGCGGGATGAATTCATTATACTGCACTATTTCCTTCTGCCTAGTCAATACTAATGCGTCAAGCCGTGCCGCTTCTTCCTTGTCTTTTTTACCAGCCTTTACCCCGTTCAATAAGAGATTATAAGACCCTTCTTTCATGCTTCCTAAATCTTCGGGCATGTCTTCGTCTGCGATTCCGTGTGTAAAAAGTTCTGCAGAACGATCTTTTTGCAGCTTTTCGGCTTTCTCTTTTTCGAGCGTCTCAAAATGCTTTTCCTTTGCCAACAATCTTTCTTCCATTGGCTTATTGATTCCGTTCTCTCGCTTCTTCACGCTGTCATAAAATTGGCACATCTTCAAAGGAACGCCTTTACCATCCTTAACCCATTGATCGGTGCCAGCGGTTCTGTTTTTACCAACCTTGAGGCGTAATTCCCTAAACAGGTGTACATTTTCCTCTGTAACTTCTAAATCAATTATTTCTTTGTATTGCTTGATTAAAGGCTTTCTTTCTTCAATGAAAATATCTAGCCCCGTCATAAGACTGACTGCTTGAGTTTCTTTTATTCCAAAGATTTCTTTTTCGTCTGGATTTACAATTACTAAATCGTGCACTACTTGTGTTTTTTCGTCTTCTTTATTCATAATTTATTGGTTGTTAAATGTTAATTATTGGGTTCGTATTTACTTATTTCTGATTCTAATTTTTCAATCTTTTCGGCTCTGATTTCTGATTTATCAAAAAGCTTATTGGACTCTTTGGATAGAGTTCTAACCGTTTCTTGATAACCTCCAAGCTCATAAGAAATATCTTCCATTCTCTTTTTGCTTGCCTTATTCTTTTCTTTCAATTCCCTTATTCGCTGGGTTTTTGCGTCAAATGTTTTCTGATTCATTAGAGTGATTTTAGATTTTTAATTGCTTTCGCGTACGAACTTTCTTCTTTTTCTTCAATGATTCTTTCGAAGTGCATTTGGTCTTCATGGGAAACGAGTTTCTTTTTATCCTTGTAAATCTCTTCGAGTTTGTCAAGTGTTGGCTTTTGAGTGTTGATAGGTACAACCACGCCGTTGTTTACGTCGAAATCATATTCACTTTGCAGTCCAGAAATTCCAAAAGCCTTTTTTAATGCGTGGGTTTCGGCAACCTTTTTAATCATTTCTTCGGGATGAGAATTCCATGCGTTACGCCCTTTGTTGTAAGTTTGGAAGTCTGCTATTTCAACAGTCTGTTCTCCGTTCTTTCTGAAAACAATAGCGTAGCCGTAAATTATCGCGCCGCGCTCAGGTTTAGGTTTTGTAATCAAGTGTTTTATTTCTCCGTTCGGAATATCGATACTGTATTCATCATTGGCACAAATAGCGCTTGAACGGATGCCGTTGTAAAATGGGCTGCGTTGCGCCTTTGCTAAAAATCCATCCCGACCAGCAAATACAAGCAAGTTTCCTTTATTATCCTTGTAGCACCAAATTTCTTTATTAAGAGGGTTTAGTTCTAGCGATTGGCATACATGAAGAAAATAGGCTAACTCTGAGTTGCTGGTATTTCTAGCGAGATTCGCTTTTACTATTGATACCTGAGATTCGGAAAACATATCTAATGTGTCAGCAATTGCAATTTGATTATTGGTTACAATTACGGAATTTTCTGTTGGTGT